GTCAGCTCGACCAAGCCAGCGCCGAAGCTTCGAATCGCCTCGACGAAGTGGCGAGGGTCGGCCCCGCGGAAACCATAGATCGCTTGCCGTGGGTCGCCGAAAAGGATCAGGCGGCCGTCGTTTTTGCCCGACTTGTGAAGCTTCGAATAGATCGCGAAATCGAGCGCGCTGCCGTCCTGTGCCTCGTCAACGTAAACCCGGAAATCGCGGGACGTCGGCGACTCCGAAAGGATCATGTCGAAGGCGGCGAGCATCACGTCGGCATGAATCAGACGCCGGGCCCGAAGGTCGGAAAAGATCGAGCGAACGAGCAACAGCGCGTTGCCGCCCTTCGGCCTGTCCATGATCCAAGCGCGCACCTGGGACACCGGCGCGTTGATCTTCGTCCGTTTGCACGTCGCCTTGATCAGGGCTTCGAATTCCTTATCTTTGATCACCGTCAGCCCGCCCCACGCCGCTTTGACGTGGCGAAGGGCGAGACTGTGAAGGGTGCCGACATGACCCGGTTCCCACGCGCCGGAAGCCTTCAGGCGGTCGCGGATTTCGTTCGCCGCGGCGTTGGTGAACGTCACGACGATCTGATCGGCGGATGGGGTGCCGTGGGCTTGATCGTGCTGAATTTTGGCGATCAGCGTTCGGGTCTTGCCCGCGCCCGCGCCCGCGACGACGACGCCGGAATCGAGGTTAAGGGCCGCGGCTTGTTCGGCGGTGAGACTATCGGTTTTCATATCGGTCGGGATTGTGCGTTTCGCGGGGCGTGGGTCAACCTTCAATCGAGACAGTCGAGCCGTTCAAATAGCCGACTTCCAGCCCGGTTTGCGGGTCGTGGTCGAAGACAATCACCTGATCGACCAGCCCCATTTTCAGGGCACTGAACAGGTTGTCGATGATTTGCTTTTTCCGCTCCGGTTCGAAGGTCGTCAGCTCGTCAATCATCGCGATCCGGATCGGCGACGTCCCGGCGATTGCCACCTGAAGCGCGGCCGCCACCGCCGCACTTTCCGACCCTGACAGCACTTCCAGCGGGAGGAATGCGTCGCCACGCATCACGCCGATTGCCGTGCCGTCGATCGCGAGTTCGCCAAGGTTCAGGCCGCACGTCACGACATTGCAAACAGTCAGCAGTGGCTTCATCGCTTCGGCCGCCAGTTCCAGCGACTTCGCCTTCGCCCATCGGGTCAGCTCGACGGCTTCACCGAGACGGACTTCACGATCGACGTTTTCCTTCGTCATGTCGGAAAGCCGTTCCTGATCGGCGAGGTAGCGGTTCCAGAGGTCGCGCTCGTTCGCCTGTGCCGACTCGACCTGTTGCAGCGAATCGACCGCTTCCCGGGCGACGTTCCAGCGTTTGCCGGCGACTTCGACCTGTTCGTCGGTCGGGACGTCCGCGGCGTTGAACGCCTGCCATTGTGCCGTTTCCAGCCGCAGACGTTTCAGATGCGAATCGGCGGCCGTCAGCTCGACCTTGATCGCGTCAACCGTCCGCGACGGACGGGCGAGGTCAGCTTCGCGCATGATCGCTTCCGATTCCTTCGTCGCCAAAAAGCAATCGTGATCGCGGCGTTTCACTTTCTCCTGAACCAGTTCGAACCGTGCCTCCTCGACGGCCGCGATTTCTTCGGCCGCTGCCGTCACTTCCGCGTTGGCGACGTCGAGCGCCTTTTGCGCTTCCGCCACCTGTTCGGAAAGGATGCGGTTGATCGCGTCCGTCAGCACCTCGCCCGCGATGCCGCACGTCGGGCAACATTCCGACTTCGACAGTTCGGTCGCCCGGGCTTCAGCCGTCTGATGCGCGGCGAGCGCGTGGCGGGCATTGGCGGCCGCTGTTGCCTTGCGGGCGTTGGCGTCCCGCGCGCGCTCGTCAAAGCGACGCTGTGCCGTCTCCAGTTCGCTTGCGGTCATCGGGTCGCTGGTTGCCTCGACCGGCGTGCTTCCATGATGGCCATCGAGCAGACGTTCCGCCCGGGTCTTCGCATCCGACCAGGATTGCCAGCCCGCGCGGGCCGTCTCCATGGCTTCGCGGATCTCTGCGACCTTGGCTTCCGCTTCGGCGATCATCATCGGCGTGATCCGTTCGCCGTCTGGTTGCTCCGGTGCCTCTTGCTGGCGGCGGGCGAGTTCGTCGAACGCTTCTTTCGCCTGACCCAGTTCGACACGCATCTCGGCGAGCTTCGCCGACGTTTCGGTCAAGCGGTCGCCGTAGAAAAGGGCCGGAGCTTCGATGGCCGACAGTGTCAGGATCGCCCGGGCGGCGGTGTCGATTTCCTGCTTCAGGAATCGGCCGACTTCGCGGGCTTCGGTTTCGAGCTGTTGCAGCCATCCGGCGGCGTTCGTCAGGCTGATGTCGAGCTTTGCCATCGCCACGCGCTTCTGTGCCTCGCCGAACACCTCGCCGTCGCCAGAGCTGGCAAGCAGGCTTTCAAGGATGCGCTGGCGGTCCGTCGGCTTCGCGTTGACGAATTCGCGGAAGTCGAGCTGTGCCGGAATGACTTTGTCCGAATAGTCGGGCCCGGTCAGCTTGCTGGAAATCGACTTGCCGACGTTGTAGGTCCGGCCGATCTGGGTGCCGTCGGAAAGCTTGGCGCGGATGTCGAGCGTCGTCGCGCCGGACGTCATGAGTTGCACGGTCTTGCCGGGAAGCTTCCCGAGGGTCGGCAGATAGCCCAGAAGCGCGATGGTGATCGCTTGGCCGATGGCCGACTTTCCGCCGGCATTGCGACCGATGACGGCCGTCAGATGGGTCAGGTCAGCTTCGCCGGATTTGCCTTTGAGGTTCAGGAATTGGATCCGTTCGATGGTAGTTGTCATGGTATCGTGTAGGAGAGAGGTTGAGAATTAAGCTTGGAAACGTGGGTCATTGGCGGCGTTGACGACTGGCATATATCGGACCAGCCCTTCCCGGTCGGCTTTGATGAAGATCGAAGCACACGCGGCTTGCCGTTGGCTTTCGCTCATGTCCTGACCGGTCAGCTTTTTGAACGCCGGCGCTTCGTATCGCTCGACGGCGAGCATGCAGGTCAAATGAAGGTTGGCGATCTGAACAACCGTCTTTTGCGCGTCGTGAAATTCCTGTTCTTCCTTCGTGCGTTGCGGCTTGCCGCCGGTCTGCGGGGCGGGGTCAGCGGGCTTATTTGCCGGGGCGGGGTCGGCCGGATTCGTCAGGCGTTCCGTCGGCTGTTGCTGGTGTTGCTGAAGGTTCGGGGCGGCCGCCGACTGGGTTTTCGCGTCATCATAAACGATCTCGATCGTCGCGGTCGTGGTGACTTTGAGCTTCCGAATCGTGACGTCGTTTTTCGTGTCATCGAAGACGTAAAGCCCGGTCATCGACTTATCGACCTTTGCCGTCAGAAGGATCGTTTTGCCCTTCCAACTCTTGTCGATCGCGTCCCGATCCTTGAACATGACCGGCAACGTGATGCCGTCGGCTTCGATTTCGGCGTTCTGGATTTGCCACTTCCCGACGCTGTTTGTTCCGCCTTTGGCGTCATACAGCTTGGTGATGGTTCCTTTGATGGCGGCAACTGGTTGGCCGTCGGCGAGGCTGTCGAATGCGGACAGCGGAAAGATCTTCACTTCGGTTTTCATATCCGCGCCAGAATGCGGAATTTCCCGACCGGCGCAAGCGAAATGTTACGCGTTGGCGAATTTATCGGCCCGACTGCAAATTTGCAGTCGCCGGAAAATCCCGACAAGTCGCGTGCAAAAGAAGGCGGCCGCCGCCCCTTTCGAGACGACGACCGCGGGTTTCTCCCCCCGGAGAATGAATGCCAATTACCCCACCGACGGCAGGGCGTCAACCATTAAACCCACTGCCACGTTGCGGCGATCATGATCGGTGGTTTCAATCCCAGCTTGCCGACGGCCGCCGGGTTCAGGTCGATGCCCGCGCCGTTCTTGATATTCTTTCGATGCGGCATGGTGTCGCGGAGTTCACAGACGACTTCCCGGCCGTTGGCGCGGACCAATACCAGCTTGCCACGGGCCGCACTCCCGAACGGGGCCCAGTCTTCCCGCGGCAGCGCACACATCGGGCGCGGTGCGGACGTGCTGTCGCCCCACAGGCCGATTGCGTTGTCACCGAAGGCAAAGCACTCGCGATCACTGCCGCCCCGGGCCTTGCAGCGTTTGAAGGCGAGCACGTCGGCCGGATCGGCAAAGCTCGACGCCTTGACGACGTGAACTTCGGTTGCCGGCGTCGGGATGCTGACCGGTGTGACGGCCGTCGAGGGTTTCGGCGCGAAGATCGCGGCCGCGATGGATTTGAAGAATTCGGGGATGTTCATCGGGTTGGCTTGTGCTTCACCCGGCAATACACATCCGGCCGGGGCTTGTTAAGCCAAATCCACAATGAACCCAGCGGGCCGGCGACTGCGCCGTTGTAAATGTCGCGGCCGCGAAATCCGAGCATGGTCATCGCGTTGTAAAAAAGCCGGTCGGTTTCCGCTCGATCCCATGGAGAACAGGCGAGGTTCGGGGCCATGAACTGCCGCAGGAAATCATGCAGGAACGCCGCCAATTCCGCGCCCTTGCTGGGTGTCCCGAACCAGCGGCCGCAGAAGTAAAAGCCGGGACTGCAAAGGTCGCTGGCGTAGCCGGCGAAGATCGTCAGTCGGTCGTCGTCGAGCACTCCCCACAAGGTTTCCTGATGCTGGAACTCATGATGCCCGCGAAAGCCCGCGCCAAGGTCAATCACCAGGTCGCAGGCGAGCACTGCGCGATATTTCCGCGATGGGTCGAAGTAAAAGCTGGAGAGCTGTTTCATTCGGCGGCCGCGGCTTCGGTTGGGGTGGGGGTTTCATCGGTGATCAACTTGACGCCGTTTTTCATGAGGTCGCTTTTGATCCCGTTGGACGTCTCGACAGCCCGCTTCGACTCTTCGATTCCCTGCTTCACCATGCCGCGCGTCGTAACGTTCGAACTGATCAGGACTTTCAGGCGGTTCGCCCCGTTCTTGTCGATGTTTTCCAGTTGCTCAATCACGGGCTTCAGTTGCTCGACGTTCAGCTTCGCGGCCGCCTCCGCTGCCGCGATCAGGTCGAGACGATCCTGTTCCCGCTCTTCCAGTTTTTGCCGACGTTCATCCTCCAACGCGAGGCGCGCGCTTCGGTCTTTTGTGACCTGCCAGAGCCAATGACCGACGCCGGTCGCGATCAGGGTGAGGAGTGCCCAAAATTCAGGCGTCGGGGCATAGGCAAGCAAGAAGGGTGTCATCGACGCTCGTTCTAATTTCCGTTTCCGAAATGATCAAGATCCGATCAGGATCAACGTCGATATTCGATCAGCCCGCGCACCTGATCCGTAAGGGCTTGCATCGCAATTCGACGGACGCGCCAGTCGTAGCCCTTCAGGTCTTCTTCGCTGATGAACCCGCTCGCTTGGTTGATCCGAATATGCTCGTCACCCGCGCCGATCCACAGGGCGAAACGTCCGGTCCAATCCTCGCCGAAGGCGGTGTCGGTCAGGCCTGGCGTCTCCGGAAGATAGATTTCGGCGAGCACGTCCCACGGTTGCCGGGTGTAGGCTTCCGGACGTCCGTCGGGGCCGTAGTTGCATGGCTCGATCTTCCGGGTGAGAAACACTTGCCCGCCGTGACAGGTTTGCACGTCATCGACGCGCGGATCCGCGCCCCAAGCGTCAACGGTGGCGGCGAAGTCGGCCGTCATCGTAGGGATCAGGACAAGCGGCCATGGCAGGGCCGTCGAGCCCGCCAACGGCGAATCGAGCACTTCCCGATGCAGTGCCGACCAGGTGAGTTCCAGCCGCAGAATTTTGCTTTCTTCGAAAAGAATCTGCGCCTCGACGATCACGCATCCGAAATACGCGCTGATGTCGCCGGCCTCGCTGGTCGCCTCCATGATGAACGAAACCCCTTCGGCTTCCGGGTCGAGCGTCCAAACACCGCCGCCGCGGTCGGTGAGGTGCGGTTCCAGAATCCAGCGGAAGAAGTCGACGCCGATTTCGTGGCTCGTCATGAACGACCAGGCTTGGCAAATGACGTCCCGCCGGGTGAGTTGCCGGAAGACGTCGCGGCGTTCGGCCGACGTCGTGAAACCGCGCGTGACGGCGGCCGCGGTGAAACCAGGTGCGACCCACGAACCCGACGCGACTCCGCTGCCGACCGCGGTTTCGCGGGCGAGCCTGATTTCGGTTGCGTTCAGATGCTCGATCCGGGCCATCAGAGTTTCAGTTCAGCGGTGTCACAGTAGCCGTTCCAATAAATGTTCGTTGCCGCAACCCCGGTGATCTGGAAGCGAAGGCGGCCGTTGGTCGTATCGGCGCTGATCGTCAAATCCCACGTCGAAGCGCCGGCGTCGCCGTCATTCGTATTCGTTGGGGTGCCGACGATGGTCGTCGAGCCCGCGGTCGTCGCCTTCTTAATGATTCCGCTGAACGTCCAAGCCTTCACGTCGCCGGCGCTTGAACGGGCAACCAATTTCCCGCTGTATGCATAGACGGAATTGTTCGGCAGGTTGATCGTGTTGCCAGCGACCGCAGAATTCCAGTTTGCCGTCAGGTCCGTCTGAGTTGAGCCCGTTGTCTTGTAATACATCGGGTAGCGCACATTCTGAGCCTGACCCGGAAAACCGCTTCCGTCGAAATTTCCCGGTGCTTGCACGCGCGCGCCGTGGGTTCCGCGGGTGTCGCCATAATTGCCCATCACGACGCCATAGGTCGAATCGGCGAGGTTGCTGTTTCCGCCGATGATCACGGCATAAGTTCCTGTGGCGTTGTTCGACCGGCCGCCGATCACGGTCGCATACTGGCCGCTGTTACTGTTGCTGTCGCCGCCCGTGGTAGTTCCGGCGGTGTTGGTGGCGGTGTTCTGGTTGCCGCCGCCGACAAAAGCATCCTGACCGCTGGCGGTGTTGTTCCGGCCGCCCGCGACGGTCGCCTGTGAACCGCTCGCCGTGTTGCTGTTGCCGCCGCCGACGAAGGTGTCGGTCGAGCTGGAAGTGTTGACGCGGCCGCCCGCGACGGTCGAGCCGGTTCCGCTGGATTTGTTGGAAATCCCCCCGCCGATGGTGGTATTGTCGCCGCTCGCCACCTTGTCATTTACCGACCGGTTGAGCTGCCAATCTACCGAACTTGCGCCCCGTTTGTTGCCGCCGGTCGTCGAGTTGTCGGGGATGTTTGCCAATAGCGATCCGGTTCCTTTCGGCTTCAGCACGGCATCGACGTTTGTCGCGGCATTGGTTGCGGTGAAGCTGGCAACCGTGATTGTCGCGTTCGGTGTGCTCGAATTGATGGCTTCGGTCCAATTCGAAATCGACGCCGGCGACGCCCATGTTCCATCCCCACGCCAATACGTCGAAGAGCTGGCAGACGTCCCGCTGTTCAGGTTGGCAACGGGGAGGTTGCCCGTCACGCCCGTCGCGAGCGGCAGAGCGGTGCCGTTGGCGAGGTTGATCGCCGATGGTGTCCCGCCCGCCCCCCCGTTCGTCACAGGGCCGCCCGCAGAGCCGACAGCGATGCCCAGCGCCGTTTGAACGGATGCCGGGGGAGTGATGCCCGCCCATGTCGTCAGGTCGCTGTCGAAGGCCTGCACGTTGGTGCCGATCACCAGCCCGCAAAGCGTTCGAATCGCCGCATAGTCGGCCGCGTTCAGCACCGCCTTGACGTTTGCCGACGGGGTGAAGGTGGCGAGATAGTCGAGGTCGGCATCCCACGCCTGCACGTTGGTGCCGATCACCAATCCAAGGTTGCTTCGTGCGGTCGTGAAGTTCGTCAGGTCGCTCAGGTTGTTCGTCGATAGAAGGTCGCCACCGGCCGCCAGAGTCGCCCATGCGGGAAGCCCGGCCGTCACCTTCAGGAACTGACCAGGTGAACCGATCGGCAGGCGGACGAAGCCCCCGCCGGCGTCCCGATAGTAAATGTCGCCGTCGGCATCGCCCCCGACGTTGATGAAGGGATTGGTCAGCGTTTTGTTGCTCAACGTCTGAACGTCATCATGTCCGACCGCGTTGCCCGATGGGGCGGTCTTCAGCGCCCATGCGGCGAGGTCGGCGTCGTATCCCTGCACGTCGGTGCCGATCGCAAGCCCGATATTCGAGCGGATCGCGGCATTGTTCGAACTGTTGAGCAACGTCCGGACGTCAGTCGTCATCGTGAAGCCGGCGAGATAGGCGAGGTCGGCGTCATACGCTTGCACGTCGGTGCCGATCACAAGCCCCAAGTTCGCCCGCCACGTTGCCGGGTTGGTCAGGCCGGTGCCGTTGGCGGCGACGCCCCCGGTTCCAGCGGTTGGGGTTGGCGGACCGGCGAACGCGATCAGCGCGGCCGAAAGATAGATGATGGGGATGGTTCGTTTTAGGTTCATGGCTTAAATGATTTTGATGCGTTCGGACCCGGCCGCGCCTTCGATGCGAATGCGCTGCATGATCCCTTGATCTTCGTTCCAGAGGGTGAGGTCTTTTCCACCGTCGGCATTGGTGACGGTGCCGAAGGCGTCGTTCGCCCCGCCACCGATGGCGCTGATCGTCCCGAGGGTGAAGACCTTGGTTGACGGGTTCCAGCCGACGAACTGACCAGGGACGGCCGCCCCAAGCGGGGCGAACATTGCCTCGAGCCGTCCCCAGTTGGCATTGATGATCCCATTTAGGCCGGACGTCCCGACGGGGTGATTTTCAAGGCCGGTGATGGTGTAAACTGCCATGGTGGTTACGGTTCGGAAACTGTCAGGGGTGTAGTGGATTTGAAGCCGTCACGCACGCCCCAAATGTCGAGCGATGAAGGCGAGCTGTCGAAGGTGATGGTCAGCGTGATGATGCCCGATTCGATTTCGCCGTCGTCAGGTGTCCAAACGAGCGAGTCGATGCTGACGTCCGTCGGCATGGTGAACGGTGGATCCGCGAAACTTGTGCCGGCGGGCACGGTGACGGTTCCGCCGGTCCCGGTCTTGCGGATCTGGATGGAAAGCCCGGTCAGGTCAGTCACGAAGGCGTTGAAATCGTCCTGAAGGGCCGGGCGATACCCAGCGCCAGCGACCCACAGGCGCGGCCGAACCTTGACCGTCCAAGTGTCGCCCGTGCGTTCCGCCGAATAGAGTTCGGGGGCGAATGGCCGCAGGGAGTTGCCCGCCAGAGTGATGCCGGTCCCTTCGGGGGATGGCGCGACGGTCGTGACGTCAAATGTTTCGTCGGCCGTGTTCGGAGTGAGGTAGATCTCGACCGGCGTTTCGGTCGGAAGAGTGGCGATGTCGGTGATGTTCGACGTCCGGATTGATGGCACCAAACAGCAAATCGCCCCGCTGGTGTGAGAGGCCACGACGCTTCCGAGTTCCGCCCGCATGTAGGTGCGGACCGTGATCACCCCGGGGCTTGTCTGTTCGGCAAAGCCGATCCGGAAAATCTCGCCGTCGATCAGCATCAGCGCCGTCAGGTTGGCGGTCAGCGCGGAAAAGTGGTCGGTGTCCTCGATCACAAGCCCGGTCGCGGCTTCGAAGGCGGGCGCGTCGTCGAGGTGGAAAAGCTCGATCTGGAATTCATTGGCGGCGCCCCGGGCGAGCTTCGGCCCGTCGGCCGTCAGGTCGGTCATCAGAAGCCCGTTGATCGGCAAAACCGAAGACGTCCGAAGGTCTTCGGTCGTCAGTTCCCCAAGGTTCGACCAGGCGAGATTGACGGACGTCACATAGGTTTGCTCGCGAGTCGGCAAGACCAGCAAGCGGCGGGTCGCGGCCGACACCCAAATGTTCGGTTCGTGCAACACGACAGGCTCGATTGATCCGGGATCGAGGTCGCCGGCGAGGTCGTCGAGCGCAAGGTCTTCGTTGTCGAGCGCGTCGTCGCTGTCGATCGCTGGGTCGGGATCTTCCCAGTCGCCATCTTCAAACACGCCGTCGCGCGCGGTGGCGAAATAATCCTCCATCAGAGTGACGGTGATTCCCTCGCCGCCTTGGTCGTCGTCTTCAATATCGACGACGCGCCAATAGGTCGTCGCGACCCCGGTTTCGCGCCATTCATCCCACACGAATTCCACGAAGCCCGCGGGTTGCAATCCTGAGAACGTCCGCCGAATTTTGACCTGGCACGTCGCCGGCGGGTAAGCGAGCTGGCGAAGCATGTTTGCAGCGATCCTTTCGGCCGCGCGCCGGGTGCCGATCTCGTTTCCGTCGATGGTCTGAGTCCGCACACCGCCGACGGTTTCGACGTGTGCAAGATCCATCGCGGTCGCGATTTCGGTCTGAAAGTTGTTCTGGCGGTTGGTGAATTCCAGGCGGATTTCGTTATACGAACCCGAAGCGGCGGGCCGGTTGAACGCCGGGACGCCGATCACGTCGTCGGCTTGGATGCGCGGCCGCGGTGTGTAGGCGACCGACCGGTCCCAGATGCACTGTGCGCGGAGCTTTTCCCCGTCCCACCAAATATAGAGCCCGAAGACGTCCCGCAACCGTTGCACGAAGCTGGCAAGGGACATGCGCCCCATCGCGGTTGAGATTCCAAGCCGGTTCGCTTCGTAGTAGTTCGCGGCGGTGCGGAAACTTGGGATGTCGAGCAAGTCGGAACTTTGCCCCTTACCCCAAACCTTATTTGTGAAAACCTCCCACGCGACGGCCGCCGGATTGGCGTCGAAGAATTCGGGTTGATCGTCACTTGTCCCGGCTCGCTTCGGGAAGTTGGGAACTGAATTGCCGTCGTCGGTTTTGACCCGTGGAAGACGTCGGATCGTGAAAAGGAGGCTTCGCGGGCTGGTCGAGCCGTCGATTCGATACTTCGGAAAGTTCACCCAGCAAACGCCCCGATGCACGTTGTCCCGCTGGGTGCCTTCGTTCCCTTGGGTATCGCTTCCAGGGTAGAAATCACAGCTTCCGCCCTCGACGACCGTTTGTCCGTTCGACTCCTTTTGATGGATGATGTCGAAGGTTTCGTGCTCGCCGTCGGTGAAGCCAATTCCGCCAGAGCCGAAATGCGTCATCCGCTTCAGACCAGGCGAGCCGACGACCTTGATCAGTCGGTCGATCTCGCCCATGCAGATGCCGTAAGCGAGCGGGAAAGTGTAGGTGAAACCGATCGTCGTGTCTTCCGCGCCCTTGCTCTGCGCCTGCTGTTTGATTTCCTTCGATTCGAACTGATCGAACCCGACGTAAATGTAGTTTGCCGCGACCCGGGACGTCCCGAAGATCACCGGGATGGTCGTCGATTCGCTCGACAGGTTCACTTCCAGCTTGTCCGGTTGCGGCCCCTTCTGACCCTTCACTTCATCCGGTCCAAGGGCGAGCATGGTCGCCGCGGACGCGAGCGAGAACGCGGCAAGCACGGCATAAGTTCCCCAACCGAAAGTAAAGTAGCCGGCGACGGCCGCCACAATGCCGACGCCGATGCTGATCAGTTGGTTCTGGCTCATTTTGCGATGATGTTCACCGGATCGGCTTTGAGCCCTTCCCGGTCGATGCGAATGATTTCCTGAAGCCCGGGGCGGATGGTGTCAATCAAGCAGTGGTGAACCGCCCGGTGTGTCGTTACATGCCAGAAGCGACCCGCCACGACAAGCCCGACGTGGTTCGACGTCCGCCCGACCTTGAAAATCCCTACGTCGCCGGTCGCCGGTTCCCAGCCATCGACGGCGATGCTGTGCCCGTCGGTGTAATCGAGGAACGCCCGGGCGAGCCAATTCACGCGCTGATTGAAGCCGATGTTTTGCGGATAGGTCGGCCATTGGAACGGCTGAAGGATTTCGGCCGACTGTATGGCACCGACGACGAACCTGACACAGTCGGCACCGACTCCGGGCTTCAGACGTCGCTGACAGTGCGGCGTGCCTTCAAACTGCCGACAAAACGCCAGCGCGGCCGCTTCCCGATCCGGCGTCCAAATCATACCCCGTGCGCGGATGGGTTCTTGTTCGGCACCTGGCTGAACCCGCCGAAGTTCACGGCGTTGTCGAACTTCGTTTTGCACTCGACGAAGGTGTGACGACAACCCGCCCGGGCGACGACGACGTCGGTTGTCGCGAAGTCGGGGTTCCACTGATGAAGGGTCAGCCGGGTGTTGCCGGCGATCAGCTCGCTTTTGAAGATCGGCAGGCGCATGCCGGTCGGCTGGTGAACCAGAACGCCGGCGCGGAAATAGTCGCCGTCGTCGTCATCGTGCTGACCCTGAATTGTCACCCGACGTTTCGCGATATTGATGCCGATGATGTTGGTTTCGAGCGAAAAGGGCGTCGGGTTGACGCCGCAACCGATGCCGTAAAGCTGGCGGTTGCAGGTCCGGGAAAAACGCCAGCGCGGGACTTCGTGATTCGAGAACAGCGGCGGCGGGACACACTCGACTTGGATGTTGAAACCTTGGAAGCCGAAAGTGTTCATCAGCCCGGTCTGAACGGTCAGCGTGTCCTGACTCCAGAGGGCAGGGACAGCGGATTCAACAGGGCCGGGGTTGACCTTGATCACGTCGAACTGAATGCGCGGGACAGCACCCGTCAGCGCGTAACGGCTGATCCCTGTGATGTCACGGGTCAGCGCGTGAATGGTGAAAGTTGTCTTGTCGAAATTGCCCTCCCGGGAAATCGGCCCGTGCCCGATATTGGCAGGGCTGAAAACCTGCGGATTGTCCGCCCCGAAGCTGTCGGGCATGTTGGCAATTTCAAACTCGCCGTCGTAGCTGGTGAGGAACAACGCGGGCGCGTCTTCGATGTCAAGTTGACGGATCACGTATGCGTAAATCGACCGGGTGTCCGGTCGGCTGTCATCGCCAAACTTGGTATTGTGAGCAGGCATCAGGAGAGGTCAGGTTCCCAGCTATGCTTCAGCGTCATCGCCAGCGCGAAGCCCACCTCCTTGATTTGCCGTTCGTCGAACGTGATCGCGATTGCGCCGGAATCCGATACTTCCGCCCCTCCCGACATGGCGATTTGCCGAATGTTCCCGTTGCCGACGGCTGATGCAAAAACGAAATCGAAGGTGTAGGTTCGAAGCCCGACGTCATAGCTCGACGTCGTCAGTGACGCGGTGCCGTTGCTGCCGCTGTTCCATCCGGCCGTGACGCCGTATTGCAGGCCGGTCTTTAGGTTGGCTTCGGTGAAGCATCGAAGCGTCTTCGTCGCCTTCAGGTCGAGCGCCCCGCCGGAGTTGCCGGCGAGTGTCGCCGCATAGGCAATGCCGGTGATGATCGCGGTCGCGGCGGTCGAGTTGGTGACGTTGCCAGCCGCGCCGGCCGCCGGTGGCGTGATAGCAGACGTCACGCGGATCGTCGAGGTCGTCGGGAAGCTGGCGGCCGTGTGGGTGCCGTTGAACCAGGTTCCAGGCGTCGAGAAACGAAGCGTTCCGCCACTGCCAGCGCCAAGGTTGGAGGTATCGTTCACCGTCAGGCTGTCGGCGTCGATCACAGTCGCGACCGTCCATGTCCCGTTATAGCCGGGCGGGGTTGACCCAGCGATCACGATGCTGTCGCCCGGGCTCTTACCGTGCGCGGCCGCGGTGTTCACGGTGAAATCGAGCGAGGTGCTCGTGATGGTGCTAATCGCCACGGTCGCCGGAAGAGCCCCGGTGACGATCACGGGACGTCCGGCGGCATAGTGATGTGGTTCGGTCAGCACGATGTCGAAATAAGTTCCGTTGGCGGTGATCGAGGCGATGCTATACGGCCGCGGCCAGCCGGTGACGTTGATCGCAATCGGTTGGCTTGTGCCGTAGGTATCGACGACGCCCGACATGCTGAACTCGACCTGAAGGAATTGGCCGGTGTCCACATCGACGGCGGTGTCGAGCACTACGCGGGAAAGAAGTTGCGAGGTGGATCCGCTGGTCGCGCTGATGCCGATTTCGGTATAGGTGGCGGGCGCGACTTCGAACGCGAAATCGAAAGTCCGGACGAAGGTTGCGGACCGGCCGTCGGTGTCCTGAGTGGTGACGAAGCTGCCGCTGGTCGTGTTCGTCTGCTTCACCCAAGCGTCGAGCGCGACCCGGCTGCAATCGTAAACCGTCAGGCCGGCGGCCGCGACCGATTGGCTTCGGTCGGCCTCGACCGTGACGGTGTTCGTGAAGCTGGCGATTTTGGCGACTTGCCCGCCTGCGAACTTGACGAAGTCGTTCACGTTGCCAGAGGCGAAGACGCCGACGCCCGAAACCCGGGTGATGGTTGTCCCGGTCTGACTGAACGTCCCGGAAAGGGCCGCGCTGTTCGGGGTTGTCCCGGTCCCGGCGTGGCAATAGGCGATCATGTCGCCCCACGAACGGGACACCGCGCCCCCGCCCGCGCCGACGCCGGCGGGAAGGATCAAATTCTTATGCTCGCCGCAATCTTTCGCGACGGTGCCGTCGGCGTTCATCACCCGCAAGCGGTAGCGGCCGCTGACGGATTCCTTCATTGCAAGCTGAATCGTGGGGTTCGGTGTCATGAGTATGAGCCGGTGACGGCGTGAATTGTTGCGGTGATCGACTGCGGGGCTGGAATCGAAAGCTTCCGGCTGAGGGTGTAGCTTCCGGACGGCGGCAAGACAAGCCCGGTTGTCGAGTCGCCGGTCGTGTCGAGAAGAACCCGAACTTCGCTGTATTCGCCGGAAAGCTCGCCGACGATGTCGCCAGAAACGCCAGCTTCCGAAGTGCTTTCGACGACGCGCACCGACCGATACAAGCCCGTGAACTCAATCCCTTCGCCGCCGGTGCTGTCCTCGACAGGCGTGTGAATCGTCACCGCCTCATATTCACCCGTCACCGGCCCGACGGTTCCGGTCATCACCTGAACCTGAAGCGGGGTCAGATAGGCCTGCGAACGCCAGCGGGCGCGGCGATGGCTGACGTCCATCCCGACCAGTTCCAAGCGACCCAGAAAGCGCCGGGCGGCATGCAGGAACATTGGGGCGATCGGGCTGACGCAATACCGGCGTTCCGTCGCGTAGCTTTGCGCGCCGATCCGGCAAAAGATCGAGGAATCGCCCTTTTTCAGGTAGAAGATCGCGACCGTCGCCTCGCCGGCCGTGACGGTCGAATCGATGCTGAAGGTGTTGAACGCGACCGGTGAATATCCTTCGAAGTGGATTCGGTGAACGCCATCGCCAGCGGTCCAAGCAATCCACACCTCGCCGTCGAGACTCCAGGCCAGAACTTCCTTGCTGACCGCGTCATGCGTCAGCGCGATCTGATCGGCAGGGCCGGGGGCGTTGTAGAGCGCGCAAACTTGCGGGTCGCCCGGTCCGTCGGTCGTCACCAGGTTGGTCAGCGGGTCGAGGGTGGCGAGCCATTCCGTCCCGAAGTTGGCCGCCTGCGGTGCGTTGCGGCTGATCGGTCCAATCGCGACACACGACCGAAGATTGTCGTAAAGCGGATCTTGATCGGTCGCGACCAGGTCGAACGCTGCCTTCATCGAACTGATCGCCGATCCAGTCGCGCTTTCTGTCTGATCGAGGCGGCGGCGGTGCGTCACTTCCCGAAACTTCAATTCCGCGGCCGTGTGATTGATCGACAAATGCACAGATTCGATCGTGTCGTCGATCATGCGCGCAAGGTAGCAAATGCTGATGATGCAGCGGCCTGCTTCCAAGGCGGCGGCGAGCGGGGAATCGAGAAACAAAATGTCGTTCGGGCCCGAAGTGATGAAGTTTTTAATCCAGTGGGTCGAGGTCGCGCCCGTCTGGTCGATGATCATCAGGCGGCGGCCGATCGTGTCCGGCCGGTTGTCCGGAACTTCGTTGGTGTGGAAATGCCCGTTCACCGTGATCGAGGTCGCGCCGATCTCAGCATCCGCCACAAGCTCGAAATCAGCGTTCCAGCTTGGCAAATAAAAGGCTTTCGCGCGGCCGCCGTGACGATCGAAGAACTCGCGGATGATGCGCCACTCTGACGAGCTGAACGTCTGGAATTTGAAGAACAGCAGGCGGTCGGTGCGGTCCGTCCATGCGATGAAGTTCGGCCCGTCCGATGGTGAGTTGACGTCCCGGTCATCGGCCGCGCCGAACACCGGCGGGTTCGTCATGTCCGGTTGAAGCGTGAAAACCTCGTAATATCGGAAGCTCATAAGGTGCGGAAAATGAGCCGATCGACGGCGGTCCGGTGGCGGGTGGTTCCGAGCATGGATTCGTCCCGGTCGCGCACGGCGAGACGTCCGGGAAAACAGTAGGCACCGGCGGCAAAGCGCGTGTGGACGCCTTCGTCAACAAGCGTCAGGATCCGCCCGTCGCGGCCGCTGATCTGCCGCCATTCCGTGCCTTGGGTGCGACTCCAGAAAAACACCCATCCGGACTGATCCCAGTCGTCGGAAATTGGCGTGTTTGCGAGCGTCACAGCGGTGTCGCCGGTCATCAGAGCGTTCACGGTCGCGCCGTGGGGCCACCATGGCACGATGACCGGTTTGCGGGACATGAGAACCGACGCCTCGATCAGACGGCGCGCGTCGGCGTCGTTCACGTTCATCTGATATTGCATCGACAGCATCGGCCGACGCCGGCGCTGTGCGCGTTGTTCCAGGCCTCGCCGCGACCGGGTGATGTCGGTCCGGTAAATGGTCGCCTGTTGCACGCCTTGCGACCAGTCGGGAAGAACCGCGACCAGCGTCGGCGTGTCGTCGGTTGTTGGATACTCGACGCTCATGATTTCAATTCCGCTGACCGCTCATGACCATTTTTCGGACTTGTGGGAGGTGACGGGAAATTGCGTTCACGACAGCGCCGGGGTTTTTCGCGATGGCGTCGGCAACCTCTGAGCGGTCGAGCACGTTGATGATCGTCGCCGTGCCACCGCCGACGCCGCTTTCCCGCGGTTGGCTATCCTGACGGCTTGCCTTCAGCTCGGCTTCCAGTTCGCGGGCGCGACGACGGGTCAGGATCGTTTCGCCTTTATCGACCTTGATCATCGACTCAGCAGAAGAGACGCCGCCGGTGTGGAATTTTTGCGGAGCGCCGTTGGTGGCGAAGTTGGAAGAGCCGACGACGCCGCCGGTGTGCGCGACCTTCGTCCCACCGACTGAGTAGCCCGCCCCGCCGCCGCCGGTGTATCCCATCGCGAAAAGTATTTCCGCAATCGCGAGTTGAATCATCATCTGAACCACCATTTTGATGATGTCATTGACGATCGAGGTCGCCATGCCGGCGAAAGCTTCCTTCAGCGATTTTGTGCCATCGACGACCGACATGATTCCGTCGGTCAGGTTCGTCGCGACCGACTGTCCGAGATTCGCCAAACCCTTGTCCATCTGGGTTTCCAAATCGACCCACGACTTCAGAAGCTTCTGAACTTCGGTGTCGAGTTCAGTCACGACCTTCGCCTTGGGGATCTTGTCTTCCGCGCCCCCGCTGCCGCCGCCGGTCTTCGCGATGGGGCCGCTTGGCGGGATCACTGGCGCTACATAAGGCTTCGGCGGGCCGACGAACTGCGGGGATTGGCCAAGCTTGTTATACTGATCCATGAACGCGTCACGGTTGCCGGTGCCGACCAGGGCATTCGACGCGTTGTTGATCTGACCAGGGCCAAGCGGCGTCGGGGTGAAGGTCAGCGGCTTTGGTGCCACCGGGCCAAGCGAGGTCGGCGCGACGCCAAATTGCGCCTTGCCCGCATCGACCAGGTTGCTGACCGATGCCCATGCCTTGTAAAAGGCCTGAATGAAGGTGTTGACGACGTCGATCATCGCTTGACCCAGCGCGTTCCGGATCGCGACCGCGATGTTCGAAAGGATGCCACCGCCACCGGTGAAAAGGTTGCCGAAGAAATCGACGACGATCTGAAACGCCCCGCTGAAATTGCCCTTCACCAGTTCGGTGATGAAGTTGATGACGGTCGTGAATCCGGACGAAACGAACTCGACGACCGACTGAATCGCTGACGACAGGCTCGAAACTGCGAAGTTGATCAGCAGGATGATTTGTGCCTGCCACAGGCTGACAAACAGGCTCGCCGCTTGCTCGATTCCAGCATAGAGCGCCAGCCGAAGCAGTTCGGTCAGTTGCCCTGAGTTGATCGCGTTGAACAGGGCCGTGATGCCGGTCGCGATCCCCTCGCCGATTGACGTCGCGACGGGGATTAGGGATTCGAGCAAGGTCGAAAGTTTGTTGATGACCGGCACAAGGGCCGTGTTCACCGGCTCGCCAAGGCTGACCAGTAGGTCGGCCCAGATGGCTTTCAGCTTGGCAATCGCGCCCGGGAAGGTGGCGGTCATCTTCTGAGCCCCGCCCGCCATTTTGGCGAATCCGCCCTCCATGTTTAGGAAAATGTCGATCAGGTCTTTGCTCGCGACCTTGCCGTCGGCGACCATCTTGTTCAGGGCCGCGACGTTGCCCTTCGTTAGCTTGTTCGCCAGCTCTTGAAACACCGGAACGCCCTTTTCCGCGATCTGTTGCCGAAGCTCTTCCATCGCGACGACGCCCTTCGCCTGAACCTGTGCCAGTGCGTTGCCAAGGCCTTTCGCTTCTTCGGCCGTGAGTCCGACCGCGCCGGCGATGTCATTGATCGAGCGGTTCAGCTTGATCGCGTTGTCGGGCGAGAATTGCAGCGCGATGAACTTTTTCACCGTGTCCATCGCGGGGCCAAGTTCGGCACCGGTCGCACGGCTGTTCTTCCGCAGTTCCATCAGGATGCGATTCGCTTCCGTCACCGACCCGGTCATCGTCGTCAGCGCGACGCGCGTCCGTTGCACCGGTCCGGCCAAATCCATGCCCTCGCGAACGAGCCCCCACGACACCGCCAGAAGCTTGACCGCGATCACAAGCGCACCGATCACGGCGATTGCACCGGCCGCGATAGCGACGAAGCCAGCGACGCCAGCGCCCCCGGCAACCGCGCCAGCGCCAGCTTCGGAAGCACCGGCCCCGATGGCGGTCAGCGGTGGCGGGAGTCGGCCCGCGGTCGTCGCCAGTTGCGAAAGCCCGCTGTCGAGATTCTTGACCCGGTTCACGACTTGCGCGTCGATGTCGATCGTCATCCCCTTCGCCGGTCCGGTCAGGCGCGGGGCGTTGTTCGCCCGCTGCACCCGTTGGCTGGTGATCATCTGCGAATTCATCGCCGCAAGCGCGGTTGTCGTCGCGGTCGCGGCAATGCCGACGCTGGTAATTCCGGCCGCGGTGGCGGTCGAGCTGACGGCAAGGCTTGTCGAAGCAGCGGCGGCGGCGGTGGAAGCGCCTGCCATGGCACCGGCGGCGGCGGCCGAAGAAGTCGCGGCGGTCGCGTTGGTGGCATTGGCAGCGGCGGCGGCAGTGGCGGCAGTGGCGGCAGCGGCCTGCGAAGTGGTCGCCCCGGCGCTGGCGGCAGCGGCCGCGATCGTGGCGGCCCGCTGTGCCTCTTGCGCGGCGGCCAAGGCGTTGAGCCCGTTCCGCATCGCCTGAACGGTCGAGATGAAAGATACCGTGCGGCTGATGAGCTGACCGACCGGCCCGCCCATCATTCCGGCGGCTTGCGCGGCGTCGATGATTCCCCGCTGGAAGTCATTCATTCCCCGCTTGGCATCCTGTGCCGCCCGTTCCGCCTTTTTCGCGGACGTCTGCGCTTCGTTGCCGGCGCGCCTGGCCGCTTCTTCTGCCTTCTGAAGTTCGGTCTTCGCGGTATTGCCGATGTCGGTGATTGCCCGCTTGGCGCGGTCCGCCCCGGCAACGGCTTGGGTTGGATCAATGGCGACCCCGAGTTTAGCGATGTCCATTTTCGATGCGGGTGCTTACGTGCTCGCGATATAAGCAATCGGCGGGCTGGATGACACGAAGAAAATGAAGCGGTTCGAATCCCGACTCCCGCGCGACCGCGAACGCGTCAGTGATTCGAATCGCCTCGATATGCGTTGGTGTCATCCCGCCGCCGGTAATCCCCCGCGACAGGCTGAGAAGCCAAAAAGCTTCCTGATATGCCTGAAGCAGGGGCGGGAGGGTCGGCTTGGTGTCGAGCGCGGCCGGGATGTTTCCCTGTTCAATCTGAAGCTCGAAAATCTCCTGATATTGGCCGAACTGCAAATCCCACTCAATCGCCCGTCGGAAAGTCTTCGGCTTCCGATGCCGTCGCCTCTTGCTGGAAGTTGGCAAGGTCTTGCGCTTCGGTGGCGAGGAACGTCCGGATCGTCTCGACGCCGCAGACCGCCAAACGATGCTGGCGGTTCTTGAAATCGAGCGGGACGCCGTTGTCTTCGACCTTGCCGCTCCAATCGACCAGGATGCCGTCAGCGAGCCCTTCGACGGTGATTTCGTGCATCGCTTCCGGGTCGTGTTTCAACCGGTTCGCGTTCTTCTTTTTCGCCAGCTTGCCAAGGATTCGCCGATAGGTCGGCGAGTCCGTCGAGCGGATCTTGAATTTGCAGTCTTCGAATTCAACCCAAACGCCGGCGTCGGCGAGGTTGCTGTCTTGTCTCAGTGCTTTGATGTCCATGGGGTAGAGAAGGCGTTTTGCCTTTCGCCCAAAAAGCCCCGCCGGGGGATTCCGGCGGGGCTGGCATCTGTCAGCCGCTATTTTTCAGCGGGGCTTTTTGGTCGGATTCCTTAGTCGTCGAGCGCGTCGATGAAAAGTGTTTTGCCGGTGACGGCCTGATCCATGATCGCTTGGAAGGCGGTCTCGATCATCACGTCGGTGTTGATGGCCGTCACCGCCGGGTCGCCCTTCGCCGGCTTGGTGTTCGGCATGTAGAAATGGAGCTGATTGCCTTCCGCGTCCTGAAGGTAGAACGACAGGCCGAAAGAGGTGTGCGCCTTGATCTTCGCAGGCAAATCGGTGTTGTTGAAATAGGCGTTCAGCGTCCCGGTGACGACGAACGTCCCAAGGCCGGTATCGAAGTTTCCAACGATTCCAAGCGCATCCTTGCCGCGCACGTTGTTGCCGAATGCGAGCTTGATGCTCTTGAATTTGTCGGTCGCGACCGCGCCGTCCATCATGATCGTGCCCATGTTCGAGGCGGCGTTGAAGATCGAACCGGTTTCGGCCTGATCGTAGCCGCTGACCTGAGTCACACCGCCGGTCAGGGTGGCACCGCCGAAGGTGGCGTTCGTCATCACCTCGACAGTCGTGATGTCGTTCCCTTGCGTGCCTTCTTCGATGGCCGTCAGTGTCATGGTGTCGCCGGCCCCGGCGGATGCGATCACGTCTTCGTTCGCTTCGGCGAACCCATCACCGTTGATTTCGGCGATCAGGTTGTCGATAGATACTGACGCGCTGCCGCCGATCGTCACCTCGCCCGCTTCGTCGGCCGACGTCTTCCAGGTGTAAACGACGCCGTTGATCGTCACCGTTTCGTCGGCGACGGCGTTGCCGGTCAGGGTCAGGGTTCCGGTCGCCTTGACAGGGGATACCGCGCCAGCATCGGCACCGGTTGCGCTGATCTCATTCGTCATGCCGATGAACTTCATCGAACCGGTGACGATCTTCTTCGACTCTATGTTCAGTTCCATCGAATCGCAAACCATGCCCAAATATCGCAGATAGTAGTCAGCCCCGGCGCTGTTGATGATGCGCTTTTCGAAGTCGAAACCGACCTTGTCCTGACTGTTGCAAAGGCTCTTGCCGCTGAAGGCGTGGGTCGCGCTGATTGCATCGACGGTAATCGAGCCGGGGGCGAAAACGAGAGTCGAGCCGTCGTTCGCCTTGCCGACGATCCGCTTCGGACCGTTGTTGCCGGGGGCGACGGCACCGGTGACATTGACCAGGCTTCCGAGCGGGACGTCGTCGAAGGTTCCGGCGGCCGCGGTGACGGTTTGCGTCGAAGCGGTCATGGTCGAGGCGATAGAAATCGCGGTGACGACCCACTCATTCCGCAGAGCGCCGGCGAAGAACGGCTGAAACGCGCGATAGGAAAGCTCGAAATTGAACCCGCCCTCCGGCTGACTGCCGACCATGACGAGGTCAGGAACTTGCCCGTCGCTGCGGATTTCCTGCGACTGCACCGTGTCTTTGGTGTTTTGCAAATCCTCGCCGGTGTAGCGAAGAAGCTGGTATGCGGCCGCGGCGGACGCGGAAAGTTTGAAGGCAAGCGAGGCTTTGTTCGCGTCGGACATTGTTTTTTGAGGTTGGCGGTGTAGGGGCGGGCGTCAAGTGTCAGCCGTCGGCCGTGTAATTATCGAAGAAGCCCGTCAGTGTCACGTTGAAAGCTTCGAACCCATCGACCTTGCCGACCGCGTCGAGTGATGCCGTCCCGAAGCTGACGCGGATCCCGCCGTCATTCGAACGAACGTCGGTGTCGTCGAGCTTACCCATGATGTCGGACGCCTTCGCCGATTCAGTGGTTCCGGTGTCTTCCGGATGGAAAACCTGAAGGATCAGGGCAAACGGCGTGCGGTAGGTTTTGCCCGGTCCCAAGCTGACCGGCGACCGCTTACCAGGGAGGAAAGAAAGACGTCCCCACACGGCATTTTTCGGCCGTTCGAATTTCCGGTTCTGAAGCTCGACCGCCATTTCGTGAAGCGACCCGGCCGCCCATACGTCTTTCCATGCCCCCATGACCAACTTCTTCGCGTCTTCCAGGCGTGGCGTGCTCATAACTGATCCAAGATGTTTTCCAGCTCGACTTCAAGCTCTGCGAGCGACAGCAGCACGATGCCCGCCGGGGCTTGCTGTGACGAACCTTCTTCCAGATATTTCATGTAGTCGATGGACGTCGAGATAAACACGATCTGTTTCCCGTCGATCTTCTCAACCTCGCCCGAGACGTCTTTCGCGCCGGCGTATTTGCCAGCTTCGGGAAGGTAGTCGCTGGAAACCCCGACTTTGATGTCCCAGCTTGCGCGGGCGCGGCCGGTATCGACCGGGGTGCGCTTCGTGATCCGAGTGAAAAGGTCGAGCACGATCCGGACCGTCACAACCTCGACAGCAAGGTCGAGCTTCTTCGCAAACTTCGTAATGTCGAAGTTGAACGCCTGAAGGTTGTCGTCGTTCGCTCCCATTTCATGCCCGGCCGTAAAAGATGACGACGCCGCCACCGGGCGCGACTTCCGCCCGGTAAACTTCCCAGATGACACCGTCGGACGTCTCGACCTGTCCGGTCTGGCTGAACGGCGCACCGGCCGGGTAGTCGGCCGCCTCCAAAAGGAACGACCGTTGTTTCGTGTCCACTGGCAAGGCCTTGCGCTCGTCAGCATCGTCGAACCCGAACAGCGAAACGCCCGCCAGCTCGACCAGCCACGTCGTCGCGGCCGTATCCTCGACCACGTCAACGGCCGACGTCGGGCCAAGGCGCACCGTCGAGGAATCGAACGCGTCCGGAACAAGTTCCTTGGCGACCGCGAAGCCCATGCTGATCAGCGATGTCAGGTCGAGTGCCATTTATCCGCGGCGGGTTGAAACCATGGAGATTCGGTTCGATCCGGCCGCGCCGGTCAGCTTGCCAAGGCCTTGCAACAGTTCCTCGACGATCGAGGGGATGCGGGTCTTTTCCGCGTTGCCCTTGAACGCCACCTCGAGCGCGCCCTTGCCAAGGTTCAGGCTGGAAAGATTGTTCTGGCTGACGTCCTGTGTCACGTCGGCACTGATCAGCATCCGCGCAAGCTCGCACGTCGCCTGAATGACTGGGATCGGCACCATGTCGGCCGAAACCTCCAAGCCGTCGTAAACCGTGCCTTCCCGCGGCCATGCAAGCGCCTGGGTGGCACTCGCACGGCT